TTTACCCAGTGTAACAACCATTCTTAGTGCCATGAAAGACATGACACATTTGAATGAATGGAAAAAACGGGTGGGCGAAGCCAACGCCGCACAGATTACCAAAGAAGCCAGTGGTGTTGGTACTGCTATGCATGCCAACTTGGAACGTTTTATTGTAGGTGAACAACGCCAACCCGGAAATAACCCTGTACATGTACAAGCCAATAAAATGGCTGATGTTATTATTGAAAATGGTCTAAGCAAAATGGACGAAATTTGGGCCATGGAACAAAGCCTATACTTCCCGGGACTATATAGCGGAACTACTGACCTAGTGGGCGTATATCAAGGCAAGCCCGCAGTTTGCGATTATAAACAAACCAATAAGCCTAAGAAAGAAGAATGGGTTGAAGATTATTACCTACAACTCATGGCCTATATTCTAGCACACAACGAAGTATATGGAACAGATATCCGTGAAGGACATATCTTTATGTGCTCTAGGGATTTTCAATATCAACAGTTTACATTGAAACCTGAAGATTTTAATAAATGGCAAGATGCTTGGTTAAAGAAAGTCGAAGAGTACTACACCATAGGTCTACAGGGCTACCGACAGTTGCTCACACAGTAAGCATAAATATCCTTATACAGAGGATATTTAGATGCCGATTATTGAAATTGCCAAAATACAAGTTAGACGCGGCACCGAATTAGGTGCCAACAATGGTGTGCCGCAACTAGCACCAGGTGAGTTTGCTTGGGCTGTAGATACACAAAACTTATACATTGGTAAGAGACAATATGAAGATGGTGTCTTTACTGGGGCTAGTGATGATAGTAACACACGTATTCTGACAGAAAAGGATTTAAATTCTATTCTGACAATGGCATCTCAGAATTTAACAATCACTAATCTAAATACAAGTTCTTATAGATTTAAAGGTAATTTAGGCGCTGATAACTTAACCTACGGGATTGCGACCAATAACGGCAAGGCCCAAACACTGGCAACTACATCTAGTTATGGTGTTTATACTAAACTGGATAACTTTGTTAGTATAACAGATTTTGCTCCGGGCGGCATATGGCCTCCATTAAACAACGATATTACCATAGCACTACAAAATGCTATAGGTATAACCGGCGGTCCTTTACAAACTGGTGGTGGTGTTGTTTTTCAAACTACTGGAACCGATGGTCCTACCGCATTGGGACCTTATAGCATTAAAATACCACCAGGTCAATGGGCATTAAGTAGCCCTGTATTTCTTCCACCGTATACATCACTAGTAGGCGAAGGTTCTGCTATGACAGTGCTGACCGCTACTAATATGATTGGTTATAATGGCGCATTGTTCCAAACAGTAGACTCCACAGGAACTACATTCAGTCAAGGTATGAATTTAAGTCCAGCATCTGTGCCTAGATCTATTAAACTAAAAGGCATGACTATTCAACCGCCTAATCAAAATCCCTATGGCGGCACATTGTTAAGTTTAGATAATGCTCAAGATGTAACCATTGACGATGTTTATTTTGGTAATCCTTTAAGTACTACTTCTACATCTAGTATTACAGCTATTCAAATACGCAGTAGCCAACCAGTTATAACAGATGTCACAATCTCTGTGCTTAAAAATATCAAGATCAATAACTGTACATTCCAAGGGTTAACAACTGGTATCATAAGTACAGGTACCATTGATAAGTTTTCTATTACAGGAAATAAATTCAGTTGGTTGAATAACGGTGTTGTTACATCTGCACCGTCAGGCAATGCTTGGGGTATCAACGGAAATGTAGAAAACAATATGTTTGAGTATATTAGTGCCGAGGCCATGATTATTGGTACTTCCACTAATGCTGTACAGTCTTATGTTTCTAGTGCGTTTAACTCGTTTGTTAATGTAGGTAATAACTTCCAAAGTGACACAACTCAAACTAATAATATTATCACTGTTAATGACAAAGGATTCCAGTCACATCATGATTATTTTGATAGACTAGTTAATAGTTCGGGAATAAATCCATTGACTGCAACACCTTCTGGAAAATATCAATATCCTTTAATATCCGCTAACTCGATAATGCGTAGTGGAACTACATTTAAGAAAACGATTCCAGGAAATACTGGTATAGTCAGTGTTCTCAGAATACCAATGACTGCTAACTCACAAGTTGCAACAATGAACTATAATGCATATAACGCCAATATGTCTAGGCAAGGACAGTTGGTTATGAGTATATCCACAGCAGGTTCTACAACAATACCTGATGGATTTGCTTCGGTAACAGACAAATATCAGTTTGAAGAAAATACTGCTGGAACTTCTCCTTACTTAAAATTTACCACTAATCTATTCTATTCGCAACAAGGTATTATAGCTCAAGGAGGATTCTTCTATCCATGGGGAACCCTTAACTCTAGTGGATTGGTTGCCGGCAACACTTCTACCCAGTTTAATTGGCAAAATGGTACAAGTACATACATTATTCCGGGAACTACTAAAATAACCTTTGAATCACCAACTGCACCGTTTAACGGATCTTATACAGCTACCGTTAACACATTTACTGTAACTAATGGTATTGCTACTATTCAACTTGATACAACTGCAACAACATCTGTTGGAGGATTAACCACAGTTATATTTTCAAATGGTACCGCATCGTGGTCTTCAACAACTGTTAATTCTTATGTATTTTCTACTGCTCAAGACCCTAGTATTGAAATACTATCAACACAAACAGTTACCTATACCACATCAAGTTTGTTACAACCTTATATCTATAAAAATGGTGATTTAACTAAGAAATATTTGGTAACAACATCGTCTTATATTTCTACATTATCTTCATATGTGTTATACTTTACTACAACTGGTACAGTTTCTTTTGATATTCAAGATATAGTAGATGTACAAATAGCTAATAGTAACTTTTCAAACTATGTTGAATTAACAGCCATAAATGTAGACACAGTTCCTACATCAGTGGAAGTAGATCTAACCTTAATGAATTAATAAATGTTTAATCGGTCAACAGACGATAGAATATCGTCTTGGGCTCAGTTTCGCGCCCAGTTAGAAACTTGCGAACAACCATTACAATGTGTGATTGACTTTTGGCGTGATGCACCATACATACCATACAATCACAACATTGATCAATTCAATCGTAAATCATGGCCAACACCGTGGGACATTATTGTGGAGAATCATTACGATGACTTCACAAAGGCCCTAATGATGGCATATTCGCTCAAATATACAGAGAAGTTTAAAAATTCTGTAATAGAACTGCGTAGTCTCGTAGACAATGCTAGAAAAACATACTATAATATAGTTTGTGTAGACGGAGAATGGGCTATAAACTACAAAGATAATGAGCCCTTTGCCCTTAAAGATATACCCGAGTCGTTTTTGGTAGAAAATATTATCGAACTTTGAGTTGGTTGGTAAATATCTTCCTCGACACATTTAAGAAGGTTAGTTAAAACAATATATGATCACAGTGGTCAAACGTAATGGGGAGAAGGTTCCTTTGGACATCTCCAAAATACAGAGACAAGTAGCCCATGCATGTAACGGGATTGACGGAGTTAGTCCTAGCATGGTAGAAATTAAAGCACAAATAGAACTACACGATGGCATGACCACAAAGACAATAGATGAACTATTGTTAAAAGCCATGGTAGATTTGATTGATGAAACAGAAAATCCAGAAATCAATAATGTAAACTATCAATACGTAGCTGGACGTCAGCGTGTTAGTATGTTGCGTAAAGAAGTTTATGGTAGTTATACTCCTCCTAAACTCTACGACATTGTTAAACGTAATGTAGAACTGGGTATGTATACCTCTGAACTTTTAGATTGGTATACAGAAGATGAATGGAACATTATTGATTTGTTTATCGATCATGCCAAGGACGAAAGCTATACCTATGCTGCCATTGCCCAACTATGTGAAAAGTATCTAGTGCAAAATCGTGCCACTAATACTATCTATGAAACCCCGCAAGTTCGTTATGCTGTGGCATCTGCTACTGCTTTCCATGGTGAACCCCAAGACAAGAGATTAAAATATGTTAAAGAATACTATGAATGTGCCAGCGATGGCCACTTTACCCTTGCTACACCAGTATTGGCTGGGCTGGGCACTACCACTAAGCAGTTTTCAAGTTGCGTGCTTATCAGTAGCGATGACACCCTGGACAGTATATTTGCCGCAGGCGAAATGATGGCCAAATATGCTTCAAAACGAGCTGGAATCGGCCTGGAAATCGGCCGAATTCGCCCGTTAGGAGCACCAATTCGCAATGGAGAAATCAAGCATACGGGTTTGATACCATTCTTGAAGAAATGGTTCGCAGATCTACGTAGTTGCTCACAAGGCGGTATTCGAAACGCCAGTTGTACAGTTACATTTCCGTTGTGGCATTATCAGTTTGAAGATCTTATTGTATTGAAAAACAATCAAGGTACAGACGAAACTCGTGTTCGTCAAATGGACTATAGCGTAGTTGTTAATAAGATGTTTTGGAATCGTTACAAGAACAAACAAACCATTACCTTGTTTGATCCTGCCGAAGTTCCAGACTTGTACATGGCTTACTATCGTAGCACCGAAGAGTTTGAACAACTATACTTAAACTATGAAAAGCATCCGACAATTAAAAAGAAAGTCGTATCGGCAGATGAGATTTTCAAAAATCAGATCCTTAAAGAAAGGACTGATACGGGGCGCATATATCTTGTCAATGTCGACAACGTCATTGCCCAAGGCCCGTTTGATACGACAACAGATCCTATATATCAATCAAATCTATGCCAAGAAATACTTTTACCCACCCGTCCTTTCCAGAGAATTGAAGATCCAGAGGGACGAATTGCTCTTTGCACTCTTGGCAGCATCAACTGGGGTGCCTTCCGTAACCCTCAGGAAATGAGAAAAGCCTGTCGTGTACTAGTACGCAGTCTGAGCAACCTGCTGAACTATCAAGATTTCTTGAGCGTACAAAGTAAACTAGCAAATGAAGATTTTGAACCCCTGGGTGTTGGTATTACTAATTTGGCTTTTTGGCATGCCCGTCGTAGTTACAAATATGGCACAGCAGAAGCTCTAGCAGAAGTCAAACGCTGGATGGAACATCAAGCATACTACCTTACCGAGACTAGTGTAGAACTTGCCCAAGAAAGAGGGGCCTGTAAGCGTAGCGAATACACTTACTACGGTAAGGGAGTATTCCCTTGGGAACGTCGTAGCGCAGGTGTTGATGAACTAACAGACTTCACACCTAGTATGGATTGGGAACCGTTGCGTGAACGTATGAAAACATATGGTATTCGTAATGCTACCTTAATGGCAGTGGCTCCGGTGGAGTCCAGTAGCGTTGTATTAAACTCTACTAATGGTATTGAGATGCCCATGGAGTTGATCAGTGTTAAGGAATCCAAAGCAGGTTCATTCGTGCAAGTAGTTCCTGACTATCGTAGATTAAAGAACCGCTATCAACTGATGTGGGACCAAACCGATTGTGTTGACTATTTGAAAACCAGTGCTGTGTTAGCCGCTTATATTGACCAAAGTCTAAGCACAAATACATTCTATAATCCAGCACACTTTAAGGACGGTAAAGTTCCTGGCACACTGATTGCTAAGAATCTAATGCTGGCCAGTAAGTGGGGATTGAAGACCATGTACTATTCATTGATCAATAAAGTAGGTGCAAAGACTTCTTTAAATACTCAAAGTGATAGATTAGTGCCAGCTGAACCTGTTACAGTATATGCTGAACTGGAAGATGATTCTTGCGAAGCCTGCAAGTTGTAAACTATAAGTTTTCTGCAAACTATGATAAATAGTTTTGCAGAAAACTTATATGAATTACCAAAAGATATATGATAATATAGTAAGGAGAGGACAGCATAGAATATTAGAAGGATATAGTGAAAAGCATCATATTGTTCCGAGATGCCTTGGAGGAACAGATGACGTAACTAACTTAGTATCGCTAACACCAGAAGAACATTATTTGTGTCATCTTCTATTAGTTAAAATACATCCTAACAATATACGTCTAGTCAAAGCCGCTATGTTTATGGTATCAGCAAACAAAGATCAGCAACGCAACAACAAAGTATATGGGTGGTTGAAACGGCAGTATTCTGAATATATGCAGGGACCAAATAATCCTTCAAAATTAAACGGTCCATGGAATAAAGGCGTTACAGGATATAAAACTAATGTAATTTTTTCAGAAGATACTATAAAACAAATTTCTGAAAGAATGAAAAGTAACAACCCGTGTGCAGGTGTTAAGCCATGGAATCATCCCAGAGCAACAGATTACTCTAAATCTGTTTGGAAACAAGCAGGTACGATTTATCAAGTATGGACAGAAAATAGCAAGCCATCTTATTGTAAGTTATATACATTAGTGAACAATAAATGTTATACTAATGATTCAAAAGTTATCGGTCCTTATATGAATATGGTGAAGTATTTTAGGAACGGATGGATTCCTGTAGAAGATAACGAATGGATTAAATTATGAGAATAGCATATTACGGAAATAGTTTTGCCGAAAGCGGCCACGATATTTCTTGGACAAAAGTTTTGGCAAGAAAAATGAACGCTGACTATTCGCAATCTTTTGCCAAGGGTGGTAGTTCTTTATTATATTCTTATCAACAGTTTTTAAAGAATTACAAAAACTTTGACCTTAATGTTTTTGTAGTCACACATTGGGAAAACTATTCAAGAGAACTACCATTGATGCATAAGGATGGGACTACAAAAATGTTTCGTCCAAACAGCATACACAATGTAGAAGAAATGATTAGAATGAATAAAGACATACTAACCAATACTGCTATTGAAACTTTAGAATATCTAAGAGGTTGGTTTATTGTAGCAGACGATGAATATATGATTCTAACATGGGAGTTGATTTTAAAACATGTTGAATCACTAGATCCTAAAGTTGTTTTTATTTCATCGGGTGATTTAAAAGAAAAAGATTTTATGTATAGCGATGAAAAAAGACGTAAACAGTTTAAGCGACATTTATCTCAATATCATCATATACAAACAAAGAGTCTGGGAATGGTCGAGCCTTGGAGTTATGACGGTAAGACCAAACTAAGAGAAAGTCCAGATACTATGGCTAATCACTTAACTGAAGAAACGGCTAAAATAGTTGCTGATTCAATTTATTCTTTGATTACCACAGGGGAAATGTTACCGGCACCTTCTCGAATCGAACACCAATATACATATGAACACTACTATCTCTCTGAAGATAGAGGATACGTTTGGAGCAGTTAAAAATGAGTAAAGAACAATATAATTTATCAGTAGCACCTAACTACTTAAAACGACGAATGTTTTTAGATGGTGCTGTTACAGTACAGAGATTTGAGGAATTCCGTCATCCTAAGATTGCTAAGTTTGAAGAACTAGCACGGGGATTCTTTTGGGTTCCTGAAGAAATCAGTCTTACCAAAGACAAAATGGATCATAAGGATGCTAGTGATGCTGTTAAACATATCTTTACTAGCAATCTTCTAAGACAAACAGCCTTGGACAGTATTCAAGGTCGTGCACCGAATCAAGTTTTTGGCCCAGTGGTATCTATCCCTGAGCTAGAAGCATTGATCAGCAACTGGAGCTTTTTTGAAACAAATATTCATTCAAAGAGCTACAGTCACATTATTAGGAATGTTTATGGTGTACCCAAAGAAGAATTCAATAAAATCCATGATACACAAGAAATTGTGGGCATGGCTGCTAATATCGGTAGATACTACGAAGCGTTACACGAACTCAACTGCCGCAAAGAATTGGGTGAAGAAATTTCAACAATGGAACATAAACGTGCTATCTGGTTGGCTTTGCAGGCCAGTTACGCACTCGAAGCACTGAGATTCATGGTCTCTTTTGCTACTAGTTTAGCCATGGTGGAAAATAAAATCTACATTGGCAATGGTAACATTATTAGTTTGATTTTACAAGACGAATTATTACACGCAGAGTGGACTGCTTGGATTATTAATCAAACAGTCAAAGAAGATGCAGACTTTGCAGAACTGGAAAAAGAATGTGCCGAAGAAGTCTACGCCATGTACTTAGAAGTTATTGCAGAAGAAAAAGCATGGGCTGACTACTTGTTCAAAAAAGGTCCTGTGATCGGTCTTAATGCTACTATTCTAAAAGACTTTGTGGATTATACAGCATTTACACGACTGAAGGAAATAGGAATTAAATATTTAGAAGATCATCCTAAGAGTAATCCTGTTCCTTGGTTTAATAAACACGTTAACATCAATAAAAAGCAAACAGCATTGCAAGAAAATGAATCTACTAACTATGTTATCGGAGTAATGAGCGATAATGTTAGTTACGACGAGTTGCCCGATCTATAATAGGGATTGTAATGAATATCGGTGTTGTTACCAGCCCGTCTGTTAGAGATGATATATTAACGCCTTTCTTGTATCCCCTAACCAATGGGGAGATTGAGATGCTGGATGCGTTTGTCACGTCCAGTAAAATATACCATCCTAACAAGTTTAAAATTAAGGAAGGTGGACATTGTTATCACTTTAGTAAAAATTTAGACGACATAAACTATTGTGATATAAAACTCATGGTAATGCCTGTGTCATCTGATGCCTTTCATATTATTCAAAAATATGAAAATGATATAGATTATTTTATATTTTCCAGGCAAGATGACGAAGCAGAGCATCCTACTAATATGCAGTATATAAAAAGCCTGTTAGAAAGATCCAATACAATTTTCATTTATCCACATGGAATAAATCAATCTGAAAATCCTAGATGTATTGTAGATTATTCAATTAATCTTTATTTGCATTATCATGCGTTTGGGTTTTATTATTTGAACTATTATCCTAATAAAGAAAAACAACACCTTGTGGGAGTGTACAATAGATTTGATAACTATAAACCTTTTAGAAAAAAAACAATAGAGTATTTTCGTTCAAAAGTTGACCCCGAAGATATTCATATTTTTAAAACAGAAACTCCATATACTTCTAGCATAAGTGGCCAACTACTAGATAGATGGTCGTGGCAACAGATGCATATATCTTCCTACACTGATTATAACTCATCTGTTGCAAATATAGTGTTTGAAACTGGTGCTGTAGTTACTGAACGATTTTTATTCTCAGAAAAAACTGTTAAAAGTATAGCGTTTCAAAGTGCTGATATATTTTTCATATACATGGGAATAAGTAAAGGTATTGAATGGTTACACGAAAAAGGATTTTGGTTTTTAAATAGCGAGTTTTATGATACAGAAGATGACGATTTTGATTATGATAATTTAGGACGTCTTACTATGTTTAAATCAGAGTTTCCTTTAATGCGTAGTGTACAACGATCAATAAACTATTTAAAAACATTAAAAGAAGAACTAAAAACAAATAATGCAGTACATGCGTTTTTAGTAAAAAAATATAGAGATAAGTTAGATGCCAATGAACAAGCATTTAAAAAACTATTAACAAATTGCGAATACAAAGAAAAACTGTTAAACTTAATAACTAAAAAGGAGATAACATTATGACAAAGGCTATTGTTTGGAGTAAGTATAACTGTACCTTTTGCGATCAGGCAAAGGCATTATTAAAGCAACGTGGTATTCCCTACGAGGAAAAGAAAATCGGTGACGGCTATACTAAAGAAGAACTATTAGAAGCAGTACCAACAGCACGTACTGTTCCACAGATTTTTATTAATGACCAACTAGTTGGCGGCTTTACCGAACTCAAAAAATACATTGAGGAAACGGCTGGCGGATATGGCGACTAAAGAAGAACTTGATAAACTCAAAGAAGCCTTAGAAAAGGTAAATTCTTTTGAAGTTGAGTTTGATGATAAACCATCAATTGGCATTATTGCCCAAGAGATTGAAGAGTTTCCGGGACTTGAAAGTCAAGAACTCCCGGCATTGACTACTTTGGATTTGTCTAGTTTATCTAGTCTATGGAATATGCCTAGCGGCAACATTACTATAAGTACAGGTGCAACAGGAAGTTCTGGATCAATATTAACCAGTGCTGGTGCTAACGGAGCTTCTTGGTCAAATTATGGAAATTCTGGTCCATATACAATATCTTCAGCTGGCTTTAATCCCAAGAGTTCCCTGGAAGTCAGCGGTGATGCAAACTTCGAAGGCGATATCAAGTGGAGGGGTCGCAGTCTAGGAGATATGCTAGAGACCATTGAAAGTCGGTTGGCCATATTGGTTCCTGATCCAGAAAAACTTGAACACTTTGAGGCATTACAAAAGGCCTACGAACATTATAAAACTTTAGAAGCATTGTGCACAATGCCAACAAAGGATGACACAGAACACTAATTCTGCCAAAGGCAGATCTAGCTATGATGTAGAAGTAGGAGGATTAATTGTTCCGTTTTTTAATAGGAATGTTACTCCTTACGCTACAGAAGCGGGCGGTCCTAAATTTGATCTAGTTCCTGTTGAAAAGCAAAAAGATGTAATGCTGAATGTAGCACGTCTACATGCTCAACAGGAATATGATAGAATAATGGAAATGGTTGAAGTATTGCAGCGTCAAGCCAATCAAATCAAACGTAGACTGGAAATAACTGATGCTGTACACGCAGCAAAATATGACTTTCAAGTTTCGCATGGTCAAAACTATTGGCTGGTCTATGATACTAGGCATAAATTTACAAGACTATGTCTACAAGGGCCCGATGAATGGTCATCAGGTCCACCAGTAGATTATGAATATTTTGCAAGGGTTAAATACCTAGGCGATTATAGTTGGCAAGAAATAGATAAAGAAGGAAACTATGTTACTAATTAATAAAGGTTATAAATCGGGCGATGTTGTTAGTTTGAAACTGATCAACAGTGATGAAATCATTGCACGGTTTGAAGAAGAAACTGACACCACTATCAAAATCAATCGCCCATTGGCATTGACCATGAACGCACAAGGACTGGGAATGATGCCTTGGATGATTCTGGGTAGTGATGAGTTTATTACACTAAGCAAGACACATGTCATGGCAATCAGCGCTAGTAAACAAGATGCCGCAGATCAATATATTCAAGGTACAACAGGTATCGCATTAAAATAATATGTCCATTGAATCCAGTTTAACTCCGTCGACTTTGATATTAGATCCTATTCATGGGTTTAACATGCAGGCTATTGCTGATGGTCTATCCAAGGCTTACCCTGCGTCAACTACTTCGACCACAGTTACTGGTGTATATGTTCCTATTGTTTGTATGGGCGGCTGTGTAAAAACAGGCATTATTAATCCAGAAAACGATGCTAAAGAAACTGCTAGTCGGGTTTACAACTATGCCATGCAGGCAGCATATCAACCTGTATGGAATGTGTTATATGCTTTATATGAAGCACTTAAAAGATTTGGTCTAGGTGTGATAGATTTAAAATTGCCTGTGTTTGATTTACACATTAGTGATTTATTCAATCCAGATATTACCTGCGTTATAGAAAAAATCATTAATAAATTATTGGCAAAATTCAAAAACGCATATGATAAGTTTCTAGCAGAGATTAAAAGGATTTTTGGATTACTGGGTATTCCTTTTCCGTTGTTTAAAAATCTAAACAGTCCATCGGAACTAATCAAATACATTGTCAAACACATTGTGGCAAGTTTATGGGATCAGTTGTCTAGAAAGATTAGACTGATTATAGATTTAATCCAAACAGGTTTAAAAATCTATGATTCGATAGTAAAAAATGGATTTGTTTTATATAATCTTTGGAAAACAGCAATAGCCCAGCTTCTAAAAACAGTATTACATTATTTGTCAAATCCACCTAGTTTAAATGATATTAAAAATCTTCTTGAAAAATTTGCCAAAAAAGTTTTAAAGAAAGCACAAGTTACTATTGCTGAAATATTATCAGTAATAGATAAGTTTAAACTACCAATATTTGGAAATCCGTTTGATTGGAAACTCCCATTGAATATACATATGAAGATTCCTGAACTGGATTTTAATAAAATAATAAACGATATTAAACTTTGGCTAAACAACTTTGTGATGAACTTGATGATTAAGTTTATACAACTTGTTGAGAGAATATTGAAAATATTTGGGATTACTTTTCATTTGCCCAAGATACATATTCCGTTTTTTGTTTGTACATTAAAAAATACCCCTTGACAACTAGTTAGAAATACCGTACAATAAATATATATGCTTTCGCAGGGGCAAGTTCGCGTAGCGGATAGCAGTAGTTTAGATACTTCAGGCTCGGCAGAGGCTCTACACGCCCTGGGAAGTCTGTCAATTATTTTTGGAGTTCAATATGAAAAAAGTCACCGCATCGATGTTTTTGATTTTTGCCAGCAGTCTATGCCTAGCACAGGAAGTTGCCACAGTGGTCAACGTTCAACCCCGTTATGTCACCGTTCAACAACGACAATGTGAACAGCGTGAAGTAGTTCGTGATAACAGCCGAGGTGACACCGCAATTGGTGCTATTGCCGGTGGTGCGATTGGCAGCACATTGGGTCACAATAGCAATGATCGACTAGTTGGCGGTATTGCTGGTGCTCTTATTGGTGGTGCGATTGGTAACGAAGCAGGTCGCGACGGTGCTAGAGCAGAAGTGCGTGAAGTCTGCAGATATGTTCCGGTTACTATTCAGCAAGGTTCAACTGTGACCTTTAACTATCGTGGACAGGTGTTTACACAATCATTTGGTCAATAATATGAAAAAGTTTGAATATATTAACTGTCGATTTTTTAGATCATTAAAACTAAGATTAAAAAATAAAACATATACAGTATATCGAAATAAACCTAATCGTACTT